GTCCTGGGTGATGGTGGCCAGCTGCTCGCCGGGAATCTCGCGAGCCATCTGGTGTGCCAGCGTCTTGTAGAAAGGCGTGCCTACCTTCAGGTCCTTCAGAAGTACGCTCATCGGAATTTTCTCGGTAGCGTACTCTAGAGCGCCCTGCGACAGGGCGAAAATGGCTGCCGGGACGGGCGCTATGCCCTTGTCTGCCGCTTGGCCGTAGGCTTCGCCACCAGTGACAGCTGCCATGGTTCCGAGCGCTGCTGCAGGCGATCCTGCGAGGCCCATGGGCAGCGTCAGCAGTGAAGTACCCATCGACTGCAAGCCAGAGTAGACGCCGGCCTCAACCACGCCTTCAGCCTTGGGCATGAGCGCCTTGGTGCTTACACCCAAGCGCTTGCGGGATTCGACAGCCTGCTCACGGAATGCCGCGCCGATGTCCTTGGTTCCGGTTGCATCGGCGAACAGGCGCAGGTACGGTGCGAGAAAAACATCGGAGGCACCCTGCATCGTCCCCCAGATACCCGAAGCTGCCTGCGGTACGGAGGACGCCACGGCGCCCGCGCCTTTTGTCAGATAGTTCCAACTGTCCTCTAACAGTTTCATCCCGTTGGTGTCATCACTTACCAACGCCGCCAGATTCGCGTCTGTCAGCGCCGAGGCGGTCTTCGGGTGGGACTGCACCAAACCCGGCAGGTCGATGTCTTGCATCTTCGCACGGCGCTCGGCCTCGACCTTCACCGCGGGGTCAGTGGCAATCAGTAGGGGATCGAAGCCTGTCTTGCGTGATATGGCGTTGTAACGCGCCATTTCGTCAGGGTTCTGGGTGATTGCCTGGTGCATCGACGCCGTAGCGCGGATGCTTGTTTGGTCTTCCTGCTCTTGCTTGAACTGAATCAGCGCTGCATCCAAAGCGTCATCTGCCACGGTGCATCCTCCAGAAAGTTATTTTGCGGCTTCCGCTGCTTTCATCTTGCGGTAGATGACCATTCTATCATCATCGCTTAGATTGCGCAGGCCGAGTTTTGCCGCCTTGGCGTCGATCTTTGCCGCCTCGTCAGCGGGGAGGGCATACCCTTGGGGAAGGGCCGCGCCTGGAACTTGTGCAGTGTTGGTACCAAATAGGAAGCCGGGTTTCTCGACGGGGTAGGTCATAGCGAACTTCGTGATGATGTTCTGCTTGTCCTTTTCAATGCTCAGACCTGGTTCGCCCGAAGCGCGGCGGCGCCCGATCTCCGCCTCGACGGCAAGGCGAATCTGGTGCTTGCGACCAGCAGCAGCGGACTTCGACACCCCCTTCATAAAGGGTTCAACCGTAGCTTCGAACAGATCAGCGTCTACCCGCGCGGCGGTGAACTTCTCCGGGTTGGTCAGATATTCTTGCTTGCGGCGCAGCAGATCGTCCACCCATTTCTTGCCGAGGTCGGGCGTAAGTGACATGATCGTGGCGGCATCGAAGTCCTTCAGCACATCGGGCGATGACATGAGCCGGTCGTACTGCTCGCGCGCTGCCGGGGATGCCTGCGCCATCTTGTCTTGGTCGCCCTGAGCACCTTCGATGTACGAACGCGCAGAAACGCGCCTACCCCCGAGAAGAGATAAGTCCTGCGGCGTGAGGTCACCTATCGACTTGATCCTGCCCGCATCAACTCTTTGCTGGATGTTCAGCAAAGCGTTCTCTTCCGTTTGACTCCGCGCGGTCTTCAAATCAGTGAACCACTGCCCCGCTTTTTCACGTGCGGCGTTGACTTGTTCAGGCGTGGCGTTCGGATTATCCGCTCGGGCGATCCTCACGGCCATCTCTTCGGCTTCCAGTCGTGATGGCTCGACTACTCCACCACCGACAGCGAACGTCTTGCGCTTGTCTTCAACCGAAGCGCGCGTATCCTTCGGCACGAACTCGATCCACGATTTCACCGGAACGTTCGGGTCTTTCTTGTTTTCGCGCTCAGACTTCAGCGCTTGCAACTCGGCGTCCGCCAGTGCCTTCGGGCCGATCTCGTAGGCCGCCCAAGCCTTCTCGACATTCCCGCTGTACCTTTTCGTGAGATCGTTAAACCGGGTACGGTCCTCCTTTGTACCAGCCCCGAGGATCGCCACCGCTCGGTCGTAATCGGTAGGCATGACGCGATGCTTCATCGCATTCGACACCTTCTCCGCGGTAACAAGGGCAATCTCCTGCCCCCGCGCGTGCCCCACCGCATCGCTCAATGACTGAGCCATTCGCGCCGGCATGATGTCCTTGTACTCTTTCAGGTACTCCTCCGCCGATTTGGCATCCCCCGCGGCCAAGGCCCCCCTCGCAGCAGAGTCAACCCCTTCGGCAACGGCTTCCTGTTTAGCCGCTTCAACGTCCACGTTTCCTCTGCGCTCCGCCTCGCGTCCTGTAGCTTCGCTTATGCGCTGCAGCGCCCCCGCCACAGCGACTGGGTTGTTCCAGTTCGCGCCAGCGTTGATTGCCTCGGTCTTCACGGTATTGGCGTGCGCCTGGCTGAAGTAGTCGTCCGTTTCCTTCAGCGAATGCGTCAATAGACCCGCTTGGAAGTCGAGCCTCATGCGCCCTAGCGCGGCGTTGTACTGCTCCTTCGCGTGTCCTGTCAGCTTCGCCCCGTTTCTCTCTCCGAGGGTTTCGAATTGCGTGTTATAGCTGTCGTAGAAATTCTCTCCATTCGCCCCCGGTTGCACGACGGCGGAGGAGCGCTGGTACAGATACCCTCCTTTCTTTCCTTCGGAGGGCTGGCCCATGCGGAGTTCAAGTTGGCCGCTCAGCGTTTTGTTGATCGCTTCGTCCGCCTGCGCTTTTTCGAGGCGGCGCTGTTCCTGATCCGCCTGTTGTTTGATGTTGGCGCCAAAGCCCGCAACCTGCTGGCCTACCTGCTGGAGCGCTCGCCCGAATATCCCTGATTCGTGCTGAGCCACAGCCATAGATGGCTGGGGTATGAGTCGTGCCCTATCAACATCCGGTATGACTGCCATTTTTAACTCCCACCCATACCGCCGCCCATGCTGCCTAGCATGGACCCGATACCGGATACTGAGGACCCAATGGCGGACCAGCGCGCAGCTTGCGCGTGGGCACGTCCTTCATATCTGCGAATTTCAGCCTGGTAATTCATGTCTTGTGCCTTCGACTCAGCATCGTACCTGCGCGTCGCAGCAGCGAGGCTACCCTCCGCGGCGTTCCTACCGATTATGTTGAGTACCGTGGGGTCCACCACGCTAGCTCCGCTCGCGCCCGCCACTGCAATAATGCGCGACTGGATCAGCCGCGCTTTGCGCAGTTCCTCCTCGCCCATAAATTGCCCCTGAGCGCGCAGTTGCGCAGCATTGCGGTCAAGCTGCCCCGCTTGCGCCTCGGCGGAGGCTTGTGCAGAGCGGCCCTCGAGATACGTGCCCGTGGAGCCAACGTTTGTGCCGACGCTCTGAACAATACCCCCTACCATTCCCATACTACTCATATTGGTAAACCTCCTCCCCCCAGAATGAGGTGCCTACATGCGCAAAGCCAACGTGGCGAATGAAAGCATCTGCTGTAGGCTCGCCTACTGTTGCGTATGCTACCACACCGTGGTGCTCGGCGAGCGCTTTTCGCAACAGGCGAATGCCCTGCACGATGGCCCTCTTTTGATTCCTCGCCACAGCGCTTAATTCCGAAAAGCAAACGGGTTCGCCATTGGTGAATCGGATGCCATAAAGCGCTTCCAGCGTGCCGTCTACTTCCATCACAAAAGCCTTGCATGAGTACGGCGGCAGGCCGCCAAACCATCGCTGCAGGTCTTCTTCCGTGGCGGGTCTACAGCTTGTCATTTGTCTTGATGCTGATTATAGCCGCGAGGACGGTACATGGGCGCGGCGCCTGCGCTTCGAGGCACAGCCGTTCGTCGGTGCTATACGCGCCGTTGAATTCCAGCGATTCCTTGTCGTAGGATTCCCAGACGGTATCCGCCGGCGTGACCTCCCCATCCTCGACCAATGGGAGATCGTCTAACTCATCAAAGCTCCGGCCATGCCGTAGGCCCAAGTAGTGGGTGTTTGCGAGGATCAGCGCGAGGTGATCTACCCTCTTCGTTTGCGCCAGCGCGGTACCCCCCTGCGCGGCGTGTGCGAGCTTCACGCTTTTAAATCTCGCACGGTAAGTCAGTCCGACCATCGCCTGGGTGACCGGAGCAAGTAGGGCAACCTCCCCGGCGGCGGAGACGGTGAAGGTACCGAGGTCTTTTCCGTCGGCCCAGCATACGACCGCCTTCCCCTTCAAATGTAAAAGGCCTGTGAGAGTCGCGCTTGGTGCAAAGTTGGTGATCTTGATATACGAGTCGGCCTGCTCATTCGCCAGTCCGCCGACGCAGCTGGCGTCGTGCGCCCACTTCTCCAAGTAGCGCACTGGGGTGCCGTTGACTACGCGCTGCACGACGTAATACACGTCATCCTGCTGCGCCGCGGGGAGGACAACCACGTCCTCAACAAGGCCGTCTGTCTCGACCAGCACCCAAGCATTAACATCCTCCAGCGGGTCGCGTACAAGCACGGCCACCTTACCGTCGCCACGCACGCAATGCAACCTCGTGTCGGGGTTGCGCTGCACTGCCATGCGCACGATGCTTGGCATCGCTATGTCGGGGCACATGGCTGACTCTTCTGTGGCCGCATGATTTCCGCTCGGAGCTGGAGACAGTGAGTAGACCCTGTGGCCCGATCTATCGACGAACATGACATTCTCGTCTACCTTGACAGCATCCACGTTTGCCGAACCACGGGAGGTGTACGCCTTGATGTTGAAATTCGTCGGGGTGATCGGCTCATCCAAAGACGACGAGCGCACCGAATGCTCGGCTCCCCCGCCGCCGAGAACCAACCTTGAAACGCTAACGGCCCACTTAATGCCGTCTACCGGCCCAGAACCTAGGGACCTGATAATCGGCCCTGCGTCGCCCTCGAAGTCAATATCAAATGATTGAAAGCTGTCAGTAACGCTTAACCATGCCGTTGATTTTCCAGACCATCCGAGGCGCCCCTCGTGTAAGGCCACCGCTGAGGGGAATCCCCTGTGGTTAGACCACGCTCCCTCCGCCCACTCGACGGTGGGTTCCAGACTGCCTAACGCGCGCACAATGTTACCTGTCACAATGGTGGGGCTGGTGTACCCAGTGATTCGTACCGCGCCCGTGGTGGTGCCGTTGGCGTAGGTAACGGCGAGGGCCGCTGCACCCGAGGTATAACCCCCCGTCTTAAAGCCAATACGATAATAAACAATCTGATTGTCAAGGGCATCATTGAAGCTGATAGTGCCGTTTGTAGCGTACGTTGTGGTGGTGTCTTCCCACAGTCCAGGCTCACCAAGGGAGCGTTGCAGAGTCAGCGTGCCTACCCATACGCCTGAGCGCACTATGGTAAAGGCTCTCGATGCCCCTGTGCCAAACACCCGTATGTGACTTGTGTACGTGTCCTGCGCTATCAGATTCGCGGATACCTGCTGGCCTTGTGTGGTCATACTATACAGAGCGCCTACCTGCTGCTGCTTGAATACCGGGCGCGTCGCCGTTAGCGTAGCGGGGCCTACAAGAGCGCTTGGCGTCAGCGTTGTCGGCGTTACGTTGATCGTGAGGAAAGGGCCGTCGTAGGTCACATAGTCCACAACTCCCCAGCCGTTGCCCGCCCGGCGTTCTATGCGTTGCTGCCTAACCCCTGCGCAAGCGACAAACAGCACATCGCCTGATTGATCAACCCTTATGTCTCTCAGATGCGCTTCCGTCGTCCACGGCGTGGATACTTCCAAAACCCCGGCGTGAATAGTGACGGAATCCACAAGCCCAGGATATGCGTCTGCGTTCATTACCTGAACATAAAAGTCGCCCGTGGGGGCGAAAGCCAGCGTCGTAGTCCCCGGCTTGCACGACGTATCCGAAACGTATTCCTGCCCGGCCAACGTACTGCCGATGCGCACCACGCAGTCGCCCGAGGTAACCTTCACACTGATCGCATGAGCGACGCCGTAGTCAACTGGGTCAACAGCAACAAGTTGATATCGAATAGCTTGGTTGGTTCCATCCCCCGTAAGCGACATGCTGCCGCTTGACCATACCGAAGTGCAGCCAGCTTCATCAGCATCCGTCCAACTGGTGAGGTTCGTTGTAAATAGGCCATTGGTGATCGCTGTCAGAACTGTCGGAAAGGTAACCAAGGCGTCATTTACCCAGAAGCGCGCAAAGCCAGGGATGAGTTCTACCAAAGCGGTGTCGTCCACCGCGAAGACGAATGGGAGATACCGAGCCACCGAGTTGTTGCGCGTGCTACCCACATAGCCCATACCGGGGCGAAGCGACATCGGCCCCAGTTTCTTCGGCATCCAATTGGTTTGCTCCTCCGCAGAAAGGGCCACGCGCTGCACGTCCACGCGAGCAAGCGCGTGGGGGCTTATGACGCCCCTGTTGAATGCGGTTAGAGGAACATTTTGGCGCATCTGGCTTTAACCCAGTAACGAGTTTCCATTCGTTCGGCCCCCGAAGGGCTGGTTTCCCCTACGAGAAGATGCCCATCCCCCCTCCGGTAGGAACTTGGTCGGCCCGGCCATCGCATCCTTCGATAGCGAGTTCTTTAACAGTTGGGCGACATCTTTCTTCAACCCCTCTTTATCCGTAGCGTTGCCTTGGATGCGCCCGCTTGCCCGGAGCGCCGCCGATCCAGCGGTGTAATCCGCGAAAGATTCCGGCCAGAGCGATAAGTCGTTACCGTAGCTGGCGCCGTTGGACACGTACTCGATGTATATATCCTGCAAGGAGGCAAACCACTGGCCCGCCTCTTCCTGGTATTGCAGCAGTGGCGTTTGACAAAACTCGTCGGAGTAGACGCCAACAAGGCGGATGAAGTCCGTCGGCTTGTCGAAGGCATACTTATGCCCGAACGCCGGAGTCACGTCGGGGTTGTAGGTCAACTTCAACGTGCGCTTCGCGAACTTCCACTGCCCTGCTTCCAGGCAGGCATTCACAAGGCCTTCATTCCAGATATCGTCGAGTACGCGCCGGGGTTCCCTGTTTTCTGCAAGGGACGCCAGCTTACGCTCGCCGAGGTGCTGGGTCAGCGCCTTGTTGAAAATGCCTAACTTGGTGGCCATGATAGCTTACGCCAAGGCGCTGAGATCAGCTTCGTTGGCCTCAAGCCACTTGGCCGCATCTTCCTTGCTGTCAAGGCCTTCTTGCACATAGGCCTTGTCCGATGCGCGAATCACCGCCCATTTGCGCTGCGGGCCTTTGAACTCGACGCGGAAAGCTGCTTTGTCTTCCGGCTCTTTGACCTCGCTCAGTTTTGTGAACAACAGGGTTTGCGTCTTCGCGTGCAGCTTGGAGCAGCCAACCACCAGCAGTTGCGCGTACCACGCGCCGCCTTCGGGGATAACTTCGATAACATCGTAGAGCGCGAACTTCTGGGCTACGTGCGCCCAATACGCCGGCTCAAGTACGTCCTTGAACTGCGTCGAAGCCTCCGGCGTCGCACGATGGATATTGCGCGCAAACTCGGCGCCTTTGACACGATTCTGAGTGATCCTCGGGGACGTTACGTTCTTGGCTGCAGTGGGGGTGGACATTCGACAATCTCCTTTACGTTGAAAAGGCCCCAAGTATAACCCTGGGGCCTCCTAGTTGCAACCCCGCTACACCTTAATCGGTGTTGGTTGCGCTACCGATCACGGTGCCGTCGGACAAGTCAACCGCGCCGGGGTAGGTAGCGCTGACGGTGATTACCTTGTGGGCGGTCAGTGCTGTGGCGTCGGTGGTGCTGTCCTTGTGGTACACGATGTCGCCAACTTTCATGCCCAACGAGCCGCCGTTGGTAATGAAGCCGGAGGTATCGGCAGCCGCGGTTGCGTCGGCGGATGCATGGTACCAGATGCGCAAGCCGGCAACGGCTTGGGTAATCAGAGCAGGCGGTTCGGAAGTGGAATAAGCCATGGTGATTCTCCTTTCAAGTGTTTGGGTCAGCCCACCCCGAAGGGCGGGCTACCGATTACTGCGCTGCGAAGGCAGAGCCGTCGTGGTTGATGACTACCACACCGCTGTTCTGCAGCAGAGCGGAACCCATGTACGCGCTCACCAAGCAGAACGAGTAATCGTTCTCTTTGTTGTAGTCCGCGTTGGTGGTGATGCCCCCGGAATTGATCGCGTGGCCGACTGCGCTCTTGTGGTACATGAAGCACTTCTCGGCTGCGGTTCCCTTGCCCGGCAGGTTCGGGTGAACGATCCAGTTCACACTAGCCCAGTTGAACATGGTCAGTTGACCGCTGAAAGGCTTGTTGTTCACGTAGTCGGCACTCGCGAACTCCTTGACCTGCATCAGGTATGCCTCGAACGCCGGGGTAATCAGCGCGGATACATTGCCGTCGAACGGCACCGCGTTGTTGCCCAGAATGGTCTTGGCATACAGGGACAGCGACAGGCTCGCGGTAGCAGCGACGCCGGTGTCTTGAGTGGCAGTGTTCAGAGTCGTGATGATGTCGGAATCGACCTTGCGATTCATAACAGCCATCGACGTTTCTTGCATGATGCGGCGGCCATCGCCTTGCGACGCGAACAGGTTGAAGCCGGTGCGAATCGGCTTATCATGCCATTCGACCAGAGAGGCAGAGCTTTGGGTCAAGTTGTCGGCACGACCGGGGATCAAGCCATTCGGGCCGCGGGTGACCGCTTCGGCAGAGCCGGAGTCGGCAACCAGGAAGGTCGCGGTGTTGCCTTTGATCTCGACTTCGGTGGTGACGGTTTGACGCGCCAGCGATTGGCGCTGTTCGAAGCCTTGAATAAATTCTTGGCGGTATTGCGTTTGGAAAGCGTGGTCAGACATGATGGGTTCTCCTCAATGTGAAGATAAAAAGTTTCTCTATCCGCAGCTTGGGGTATCCATCTTGCTGTCGTCGCTGGGTGCCCTTTCGGATCAGCAACTAG